TTTCTGGGTAAATTTTTGCTGGAATTAGCGTTTCATAGTCATTTGCACTAACTGCTCTGTTTTGAGAAGCATAAATTCGAGGTGCAAACTTCTTAACTGACTCAACTGCCTCAATTTCTTCACCACCTGACGAAGAAGTGCCTGTTGTGATAAGAGAAACACCCGTAGTGACGTTATAACCTAAAGAATTGCGACTATATGACAATCTACCCGAAAATGCGAAACTATTAACGCCATTTGCAGTATCACCATCAGAAACAATATAATCTACTGTAACAAAATTACCCTCTTCGAGTGCTTTTCCGAAAATACCGTCTCCAAAGAAGATTTCATACCTCTCATCTTCAATTTCTTGTAAAAAATAGACTTTTGAGTTAGAATCAATATCAAATAGACTATCTTGAGCACTATATTTAACAGATGATGTTGCTGATTCGTTTGCTTTTACAGTAACAGTGATTAAATTGGTGTCAATCCCAACATTTGGTAAAATAAACCGTTGATCAGGATTTCTACGACTATATGTAAAGGTATTTGTTAAAAGAGTACCTTGAGAAATGGGAATTTCATCAAAATTAGCAATTGCATCATAAACTGGAACCGTAATATCCTCTAAAATACAGAAAACGAAAGATTGGTTACCGAAAGAACCTTGTGTACGTGCCACAGGACCCTTTCTAAGGGTTAGGGAAGCAGGTGATGGTGTGATTGCCTCTGTATTAACAAAGAAGTTGACTGTAGCGGTTGATGCTTTCCTTGACCGTGGTGTATATCCAATATTTCTTGCTAATGAAACTACATTTTCTCTTAGAGTTGCACTATCAATAAAAACTTCATTCGTAACCATGTTGGCATTGTATGAAGTGATGTAAGTGTTATATGCCAATACGTCAAGTATAGATGAAAGGTTAGACCCTTCAAAATCGTAATCTGTAAAATTACTATTTGCTTGTAGATAATCTCTTAAAGTCGTTTTGACTTGAGCAAAATCTAAATTGGAAAAATTGACTAATGGCATTTATCTTGTTGGTTGCAATACGAATTGTAGCTCTTGTGGCGGAATATCTGTACCTATGATTTCATAGATAACAACCGCATCAAATTGGTTATTGTCATAATTTGGTTGTGCCGTCACTTCGATTAATTCCACTCTTGGCTCATAATTTTCTATAGATAATCGAATTTGATCTTCAATTGCTGATGCTGAAATCTCATTAATATTTTCAAAAAGTATATCAGAAATTTGGCATCCAAAGTTTTCGTTAAAAAACTTCTCTCCAGGAATTGTAAAAACTATATTTTTAACAGAACGAGCAATTGCATTTTCATTTTTAAGCCCAATAAGGTCATCATTCAGGGGATTTGCCTGAAATGACATACTAATGTCTTTAAAACCTTGACTTACCCTTTCTAGAGGCATTGTAAATATAAGAATATAAGTTATTTATTAAGGAAAACTACCTAAAACTCTGCAGTAGGTATAACTTCATCATCATAGTCCAATCCTTCATAGAAATCGCCGTCTTCTTTACGCTCATAAAGGTCATTTTGGGTGATTCTATCTGTTTTCTTGGGTGTTATAGCATCATTTGCAATTTCTCTAAGCATTTTATCGTTATATGTGGATGGTAGTCTAGACATTTTCACTAAATCCCCGCTTTTTTTCTATTTACACATGAAAAAAGAGCGTCGAAAACGCTCTTTGGTATTTTTTTAACTTCATTGCGAGAAGTCGCGGTGTTTTTAGAGTCTAGATCTTGCCATTTTCCCTTAATGCCTCTAATTTTGCAATAACGGACTCTTTATCGGCACGGACTTTATATTGAACGGCATCTCTACGACCTAATTCGCTTAGATTTTCTGAGATTTCATACCAGAGTTGCTCATCTGTTTTATTTGAGAACCCTGGTTTGCTTCCAAATGGCGTCATCGACCTCTACCACTATGTTGCTGATGTCCACCACCCTTAATATTAGTTTGACTTGGTGGTGGTCCCCCTTTAGGACCTTTGTTTCCTTTTGCTTTCTTTCCTTTACCGGGTTTTTTGTCGCCCATAAATTTACCTCCTTAAATTACACGAGTTTTTTCGTGCCCAACTCTAATCCGAGGATCGCACCAGATATCATACCCTTCCTCGATTGCATCGAGACAGAAACTTACGTCCTCCCCACACATATCCTGGACTGCACCAGACTCGAAGACTTGCATCTTAGGAGCAAACCAAGGATATGGGAGTTTCTCAAAGACACCCTTCTTGATTAATACCCATCCAAACCCAGTGTAATCAACTGTAAAAGGCTTACGACGCTTACTGATAGATTCAACCGTTTCATGGTTCATAACTCCACCATTCTTGCGGAAGTCCTCTTCGTCTAACCAATGGGCAACACTTGTGGTCTTTCCATCTTCCGTGGCATACCATCCTGCTGTAATCTCCTTATCCTCACCCTCGGAGTTTAATGAAAGATCACATAACTGCCAGAACTTGTTAGTATCAAAGACAATATCCGAGTCAATCCAGAGTTGGTAATCGTATTCTAACTTACCGTCCCATGGAATTTGATCCTTGCCCCTGAGAACATTTGCTCCAAGACACTTACATCTTGCAAAGTTTACCATAGACGAGTAATCCTGAGATATCTGTATACTCATCTGGTTCTGTACAATGTCAAAACATAACTGTACAAAGTTCTTCAGGAAGATATATGAAACTCCCCTTCCAGGTAAACAGAAAACTATTGCCTTCCCTTTCATCCTTTCTTTAATTGCAGCAATATCCCAATCTTCCTTTGCCTTGGGCTTGGGAGCATTTGCCTTTACAGTAAATCCTTTTGCCATACGTTTAAAAATCCTTTCAATTCATTATACTATGATATATGTAGAATGTCAATATGAATCCTCACCAGCTGGTTCTGCCCAGAGAACCCTACCGGGACCTCCATATCCTACTTTGGGCGCTAACTTAATATATGATAAATCCTCGGCATGATACTCAGTCTTTAACAGTCCTACCATAACCTTTAACATCTCCCACTTCTCTTCGAAATCTTCTTGCTCCAAATTACAATACAATACCTTATCCTTTGCGTATATGTGATAGGTTGTAGTGTTCATTTTCTCCGGAGAATTTTTCTATATATGAGCGACCTTATTGACCCTTTTTGGTGCTCAGGAATTTTTTTTATATTTTTATATCTATCTCTCGATTTGTCACCTCTGTAGGTTAGGAAGGTTCCTTTTTTTAGCTAAGGCAACGCGACGGACGCAGGCAACACATAAGGGCGCAATATACTGCCAAAACGCATATACTGTCATTATACTATTAGACTGCCTGAGTGTCAACAACTGTGTATACGCTATGTAACACTTGGATCATATAAAATACGCCCACTAAGTGTTAATTAGTGAGCGTACAGTTTGTGTTAGTCCCTACCCCTAGATTCTAACTCTAAAGTGTTACTCAGAGCACTGTATCTGTCACCTCTACGATGTCATCTAGAACAGCAAGGATTTCATTGCCATTGTTTGCATTTTCAAGGAGAAAGATTGCGAAGGTTTGTGACATGAACTGTGTGTTGTACGGGTGTTACACTATAGGGACACTTTCGGCGACCCCCATTATAGTAACTCATCATCAAATCCTAATTCCTCAGTATAACTCACAACACACTCATCTGCGCCGATATCTAACACTTTCTCCCAGTTAATCTGCCGGGGATTAAAGTCATCGAGCACATCTAATTCTAACGTTATTCTATACTTATTGAGAGTACAGTAGTTGTTAGTAACTGGCATAGGATTAGACTCTGGGAGTATCTGTTAGTATTATAAGTCTTCTGTGGAAAACTGTCAAGTACGTAAAGGTTATTTATAGGTCTTATGTAATAAAAACTCATATGGTTACAAAGTATAAACGAGGGGTTTGTACTTTAAGCGAGGTTGTGTTATACTACGCTCGCTTAGATAACAACGTCTAGGTACATTTAAGAGACACAAATATAACACCCCAGAGTAACACTTA